TATATTCCCATCCAGTCTCCCTCTATGTCTATTTCCCAATCTTTTGACCTTTATAGTACATTAGATATTTATACTGAAGTTTCTGACATAGTAACTAATTGGTCTTCTTCATTTTTTACTAATTATGGTTTTATAGTAAGGCAATCATCCTCCCAAGAATTTATAAATGATACTACTCAACAAACAGAATTAAAATTTTTCTCTCGGGATACAAATACAATCTACCCACCCCAATTAGAAATCAAATGGGACGACTCAGTATGGGATACAGGTTCATCTGATACTACAGAATTAGGCACTACCCAAACTTTATTATCTTTAACTAATAATAAAAAAGAATACTACCCGGAAGAAATAGCTAAGTTAAAAATAAACTCAATAGAAAAATTTCCAGCACGTACTTTTTTAACATCTTCGGGATATACTAAGAATTTTTATTTACCATCGGGTTCATCCTTATATGCTATTAAAGATAGTAAAACCAACGAATATGTAATTGATTTTGATCCCTTATATACTAAAATAAGTGCTGATGAAAACTGTAGTTATTTTAATGTTTATATGAATGGTCTGGAACCAGAAAGATATTATACAGCATTAATACAAATTAATATTGATGGTGAAACTAAAATATTTGACACAGATTTAGATTTTAAAGTGATAGAAGGATGAAAAGAATAAATTTTACACGAGAAGTATTTAATAAACAAAAATTCAATGAAACCGTAGATACTGAGTTTTCCCAATTAGTAGAAGTTCCTGATGAAACTTTTTTTGATCCTAATTTGGCTACCGTAAATGATTTTTTTATAATATACGAGAATTTATTTTTAGAAATTCCCCAAAAGGGAGAAAATAATTCCCATGAATTTTTAATTAAAGAATCTACAGAATATATAGGATTTGAACAACAAAATGAAGTAATTCAAGAGTTATTAGAAGAAATAACACAGTTAAGAGAAGAAAATCTGGGGTTAAGACAACAGAATTTGGATTTTATCCAACAATTTTCTCAAGGAATAACTACTGAAGAAGCAAGAATCTTATCTACAGGTACTGAAATAATAGGTATAAATTCTTAAGTTAAATAGTTATAAATAAATAATAGAATGTCCGAATTTTTGTATACATCAGGAAATGAATTAATATATCAAGATGGTAGACCCTATATAGGACCATATCATGTAATGGTGGATGGTACTCCTATGTCTGGAAATACTCATTCGGGAAATGATCAGACTTTATCATTTATAACCCCACCAAACGAAATTATAAGAAGACCACCCTCAAGTTTCTTTAATACCGGATATGAGTTAAGTGATCAAGAAATAATTCCTTCTTTTGAAACTGGTTCATCTTTTGATATTGATAGGGATAATATTGAGCTTTTTATATATGATGCTAATAAAACTTTTTTAGCTTCTCGACTTGATTATGAAGATTATAGGGTTGAAAATAATACATCTACTGAATTATCTACAATTGATGAAATATTAATAACTCCCGATAGGGATGTATTTAACCTTATAGAAAGGCAGACAGGTAATTATTATGCAGTTTATAATTTTATAACCCCTGAATTATCATCTTCTTTATCATCTCCATATTTTATTTCTCAAATCTCGAGTGATGGAACAGAAATAAGATTGCAAAATAATTTTATTGATAATAATGAAATTAGGTCATCTTTTAATTCTTTAAAAAATAAAATAGATTCTTCTAACTTTTTTGATGAATTTTATATAACCCCGGGCCAAAATGAAAATTATATAGGAGTTAACATATTATTAGATGAATCCCAAGAAGATTTGGGGATTCTTATTAAATTGTATGAACCTCTTCCCCCTAATATAACTACTAAATCCCAAGTTACAGCTTTCAGCAAGATAAGTGAAACTCAAATATATGAAGTTAAGTTTAACCCTCCTCCCCCCACTAGGAGAAATACTTCTTTACCATTAAGAGGACCCAATGTTAATATACCTATACAAGATCAAGTAAATAATTCTACTGAATTTAAAACTTTATCATTACTTACTACTTCTTCTTTTACTTCATCTTTAGACCAATCTAAATATTTACTCAATCAAACAGGTATAACCCTTAACCCTAGTTATTCTATTAGTGATTATAGTGATTTTGTTCATTTTTCTTCTGCTAAAAAAAGATTAAATAATTTTTACTATAAAGTAGGACAAATAGAATCATTCCAAAACAACATAAATAGCTTAACAGCCATTTCACCAGCTACTTCAGAAACTTCTGCATCTGTAAATATATTTCGAAATAAGATTACAGATATCATCCAAAATTTTGATGGGTTTGATTATTTTCTTTACTATACAAGTGGATCTAACTCGTATCCTAAATCAAATTCTACCGCACCTTTTACCCTATATTCCACAGGAAGTACTGAAGCATTAACTTGGTTAGGAAGTGATGTAGCAGGAAATATATACTATGGAGGAGCTATTTATACAGCATCTAGATATGATGATGATAATCCCTCTAATTTGATATATACTATTCCCGAATATGTAAGGTCTAATACAGATAACCAATCATATATAGATTTTTCCAATATGGTTGGTCAACATTTTGATGAGATTTGGTTATATATTAGGGCCATTACCAATAAATTAAAAAATACAAATAATTCGGAAACAGGTATAGCTCCTCAAATAGTTGAAGAAACTCTCAAGTCATTTGGTTATGAAGTATATGGAAATAATTTTAATAACAGCGACTTATTTACAGGATTAATTGGAATTAATAATTCAGGATCATTCTTCCCTAATACCGAAAATGAGGTTATTAATACTTTTGTTTCTGCTAGTGATGAACCTGTTCCTATCGAGTCTGTAAGTAAAGAAATTTATAAAAGATTATATCATAATTTAGTTTACCTTGCTAAAAGAAAAGGAACAATATCTGGGTTAAGAAGTTTAATTAATATCTGGGGTTTACCTGATACTATTCTTAGAATAAATGAATTTGGGGGTAAAGATAAAGTAAATTCTAATGATTGGGATTTATATAGAAGAATATTTAATAATGAAATAACTTCATTCCAAATTGACGCTGATTTAGGGGAACAATATAATGGAGGGGTTGAAACTTTATGGAAACTTAACACATTATGGTCTTCTTCCGCTGCTATTACAGGATTAACTGGTAGTATTCCTTCTACAGTAGAATTCAGATTTAAATCTGATATTGACCCATCTGTTACTCCTACTTCTTCTATCCCTCTTCAACCTTTATGGGGATTGAGAGATAACTCAGGTGATACAAAAGTATTAGCTTATTTAGAATATAATGGTTCTGGTCCTACTAGTGGATCATTTAGTGGCTCTGCTATAGACCCTAATTACCAATACGCTGATTTAACTCTAGCTATAGATGGTACCCCACCAGTTTCTAAATCAATTTCTTTACCCTTTTATAATCAAGATTGGTGGAATGTTAGAATTCAAATGCAGCAGGAAAATGAAGCTCTCCCTAATGAATCTCTATATTCTTTAACTTCTGCTAATAAGATTTATAATGGGAAAGATGGTACTAAACTAGGATTTAAAGATTCATTAGAAATAAATTATAATTCTGGATCTTGGGTAGATTCTACAACTAGTAGTTTTGCATTAGGAAGAGATTTTAATTCAATTACTTATCCTAATTTTAGTGGATCTTTACAAGAAATTAGATATTGGACTCTATGTTTTAAATTTGAAGATGCAATAAATGAAGAAGTATGGAATAACCATGTTATGAATCCACTTTCTATAGAAACTGGATATTTAACAGGTTCTCTTTCCCCTGTAAACCAACTAGTATTTAGATCTAGAGAGGGGGAAGATTTAACTTTAATCTCAGGTTCACAAGGTGATAATAAAGATTTGGAATCAATTCACCCAAGAATTACAGGTTCTTATTTAACAACTTCTTCTTTTGCTGATGATTCGGGAACAGGATTACATTCTTTATATTCTCTAATATCATCTTCTATAGACGATAATAAAGAAATTCAATTTTTAAACCAACCAAGTTTAGGTGTAAAGAATCGAGTAACAGATAAGGTAAGGGATTATGGAGATGTAGCATATGAGAATGTTTTATCCCAATATAGAAGCATTCAGCAAAATTATGAAGCCTCACAATCATTTACAGAAGATACTAATTTACTTGAAGTAGCATTTTCACCCCAGGATGAAATAAATGATGATATTACTCATGAATTTGGATTTAATAACCAAATAACAGACCAAATATCCGACCCTAGAAATTTATCTTCTTCTTTAGATTACTATGATGGATTAAGAGATATTGCTTTAAAATATTTTGAAAAGTATATTAAAGCTGATCCAACTGATTATTTTAGACTTATTAAATATATTGATAATTCACTATTTAAAGCAATTAAAAATTATGTACCTGCGAGAACATCCGTTTCAACTGGTATTATAGTTAAACAACATTTACTAGAAAGAAATAGAGTAAGACCTCCCCAAGTTAATCCAAATACTACCATTGCGATAACCCCAGAAAGTGAATTTAATACCCCTTTAACATTTAAAGATATAACAATATCGGGATCAGTTAAATCCCAACCCAGAAATTTTATAACAGGCTCTCCAATCCAAGTGTTTGAAGGGGGAACAGGTGGGTCATTTGAAAAATTCAACACTGTTGATTTTTCACCTCTAGGACCCTCAGGTAGTGGTCCTGTTAGAACTTTTGGATTTGAAATAACCCAATCTTTTACTGAAACTGTATCTGATTTATCTGGTAGTATAACAAGAATAGTTGATAATCAAGATGAATTTTATAATGGGGAATTTAGTGGTTCACAACTTATTATTACAACCCAATCCCTTAACCCAGGGTGTGCACAATTTTTAAATATATTTACAACACCCCCACCAACATCATCTTTTGATTATTATTTATATAACGAACTTTTTACCTGTTCCTTAGATAGATTTAGAGATGTTAGAACAACCCCTAATTCAGGAGAAATGTTTATAGGTTATACAAGTGCAGGACCTTTCATTAGGGATTTTAAAATGTCTACTACAGATAAAGAAGGAAATGATATTACTTCTATCTTAGATAATGCTACAAGATTTAGTTTTGATTTTGGTACTGGTCTTGAAAATTTTAATGTAACTAGAACAAACCAAGGATCTGGATTTATACAATACTTAGTTAATGAATTATTACCCTCCTCTCCAGAGTATTTGTTATCTAGTAGCTATGAAGAATATCCTTTTTCAGCAAGTTCCAGTGCATCATTATCTTCTAGTGTTGGTGTAGGTACCATATTTTTTCAACCCAATGGTGATTCAACTTCAATCATTCTTTCAAATTATGATTCCGAAGATGATGATAATAATGTATTTAACGCTTCTACAGGTTTTTACACATTACCTGGTACCCCTAATTTACCTATATTCTACTCAGGATCAGTAAATTACTCAGGAAGTATTAATAATTCGTTAGTACAAACTCCTATAGGGTCTGCTTCTGTAAGTTTAATTCTTAAAAACCAAACATTACCCGCATTCTCCCAATATGTTTCTTCCCTTGATCTTAATATAGCTTCTCAAACATCACTTGAATTTTCAGGTTCTTTTGCAATATCAGGAAGCTTTAACCAGAATGTTCCTATAAAAAGTGACGAATTAGCATTAGAATTAAATTTAAGTCTTCCTGGACTTGAAAAAGGAATGACGTTTATCAGCGGTTCAATTACAGGTAGTGGGGCTGAATTTTCTGTATTTACAGGATCAAGATTCCCATTCCCATCAGAAACTACATTAACTTCATTTGAACCTTATTTACCTTTAGGATTTTCAGATTTTGAAAGACATATTGATTGTCAACCTTTATTTAATAACATATCAAATAATAGATTAAGTACTTTATATTTTGATGTTGATTACACAAGTGGGTTATTAAATCCAATTAACATACTACCTATAACAAATAGAGATGCAGAACTTTTTCCAATTCCTGATTCTAATTATACTTCCCAAAGATCAATACTTCCAAGGTATAATGGCTCAAAATTAAATGGATTAATTTTAAATAAGTATTCACCACCCGGAACTTCATATACAGAAAATAATATTCAGAAAACATGGGAAGGTGATTTTTCATTTGGTAAGGAACCTGTTATAGAACAAACCAAACCATTTTTTGGTTTTTTCCAACTTTTACTTCCTACCTCTCCTGAATTAGAATTTGCAACCCAAGCAAAATTAAAATATATTATAGGATTAGATGGTCAACCTTATAAACCTATCCCGAAACAATCTCCCTCATTTTTTGATGTTGAAGGTACTTTTGAACAAGGTAATATAGTTGATGTATCTTTAGATGATACTTTACAAACTGATGACCCTTCTTTAACAAATGCCGCAGTTGGGATTAATCTAGATAATTTTAATAAAAGAGCAAGGGTTATAAAAGGAGCTAGAAGGATAGACCCTGTTTTAACGACCCAAAAAGTTTCTATTTATGATGAAGCTAATGCTAATGATGCCTTTGAAAGTTCAATAAATATCATAAACCCCCCTAACATCACCACTGATTATAGTTTATGGGCATATAGTGATCAAGGTTTTGTTCCTTTATCAGCATCCCCTTTAAAATTACCATTTAATGTTGTTTCTTTTGATAATAGTGGTGGATATAATAATTCATCTTTTGAATTTACTTTTTCAGAGGATACTCAAACACCTGTATCATTTCAAACAAATGTTACTTTTAAAGTTAATTCAACAAATCCTTCTGGAACTCAGGGTATGTTAAGAATGCTTAGAGAAAGAGGAGGTGTTAGAGATAATTTAATTTCACGACTTATGATAATACCCCAGGGTGTTGATAGAATTAATGTAACACTGACTTCACCCCCTGAAGATTTCCGAGATGGTGATAAAGTATATGTAAGAGCTAGTATTCCCAATTTCGGGGGTTCTAGTTTTGATCAGGATGATAACCAATTTCCTGTTGGTAATTCAAGTGTAAGAGAATTTCTTCCTGTATCTTTTAAAGCTTTCCCTAATGAAACACCATTAACTTCTATAAACGCTCCTTTCTTTACAACAGGAAGTAATTATACAAACCAATTAACGGGATCTGTTAGTATGTCTATGATATTAAATCAAGTTCAAAAACCCTATAATAATACTACATTTAAACCTTTTAATGAACCTTTTAATATCCAACCGGGTGATGAATTTAGATTTGAAGGAAGAGAAGATAGAGTATTTTTGGTAAATAAAGTAACACTTAACGATACTTCTACTGCATCCACGGGTTCAATATTTATTCAAGTTCAACCTCCAATCCCTCCATTAATTAACTTGGATCAATTTTTAATAAGAAGATATAATGAAGATGGAACTTCGGTATTAATAGATTTAATCCCCCCTTCATCATCTTTTGCTACAACAAAAGGTTTAATAAAAAATGAATTCATAAATGAAAAATTAGAAGAAAATATTAATAACATTGTTGCTAAATTGTCAACAGAGGGGATAATTTAATATATTTATAAATAAATTACTTTAAAAAATGGGCTATTTAAATAACCAAATTGTCACAGTAGATGCTATTTTGACTAAAAAAGGAAGAGAGTTACTTGCTAAAAATAATGGTTCTTTCCAAATTACACAATTCGCTGTAGCAGACGATGAAATCGACTACACACTTTATAATCCTGAACATCCATCAGGGTCAACCTTTTATGGGGAAGCTATTGAAAATATGCCATTATTAGAAGCATTTCCCAATGATACACAAATTATGAAATATAAGTTAGTTACCCTCCCTCGTGGAACAGCTAAACTTCCTGTACTTGATTTAGGTTATTCGGCTATTACATTGAAGCAGGGAGCTTCATTAGCAATCACTCCTCAAACATTAAATTATTTAGGAGCTGCTCAATCTAACGAAAGTTCAGGTTATTCCTGCACTATTTCTGATGTTAGAATTTTAAATACATTCACAGGAGTAGGTATTAACACCCCAGCTGCTACAACCCAAAATGCAGTGATAAATCAAACATTAGGAACTAATATTTCTCAAACCGTCATAGGTTCTCAAATTAATTTAAGAGGAACTACAATTAATACTTTATTTGGGACTAATGCAGCTTCTGGGGCTCAAATTAGAACAACACTTACATTTGTGGGGTTAGATTCAGGAGCTAGATTAACTATTCCATTAACAATAACAAAAACTAACGTATAATGAGTTTTAAAAGATTTGAAGACGAAGATATAGTTGTAAGTAGTGATTCCATTACGGGTACAGCTTGGTCAACAGGTAATCCAATTTTATCTACTTTTTTTACTTCATCAATTCAAAAAGCAGGAAGTTCTGGAGATTTTTATTTAAGTATCTTTGAGGGAGACCCAAATGTAGCTAATAATAGTGCTAGTGTTCAATTTGATATAGCATATTGTGATAATGAAGGATCAGGCTCCGTTTATTATAACCCCGGGGTTGTAGGTAAAACCCCTACTTTAACTAATTTTGGTCAGTACAGATCATTAATTTTAGAAGATGAAAATTCTAGTTTTATATTTGGAACTGATACTAATGTGATTTCTGGTTCTCATTTTTATGCTATTTCCGTAGAACGAGCTAAATATAAGGAATCTTTATTCCCCCAAACATTTAATTTAGCTCTTTCGGGTTCTGGCGGATTTGATAAAATTCATCTTACTAATAATTCAAAAGATATTTTAGTGAACACATTCTTAGGTTCTACTAGAGTAATGCAAGTAGTATCTGGCTCTAATGGTAATGCTATAGGAGGAGATGGATATGTAGTGGGCAGTGGTTCTTATGGGCTATTCCTACCAGATATAGGAACTATTTTACTTAATCCTATGGCGTTATCCCAATCAATTCATCTATCAGCTTCTAGACCTAATAATGCTGATGGTGAAAATGAAGAATATCTATATGATGCTATAAATAGAGGAGGGAGTTTTGAGTTAAACTCACAAGAAACTATTTCTTCTGATTTTGTATTTGTAAGATTACGAAATAGTGAATTTAATTACTCAGAAAACCCATCTTTTATTTCGGGTTCAACAGGCGAGGTAATCTATCAAAATTTCATTAACCAGCCACAAGTTTATATTACTACAATTGGAATGTATAATGATTCTAATGAATTGATAGCTACTGCTAAATTATCTAGACCACTCTTAAAGGATTTTACAAAAGAAGCTTTAGTTAGAGTAAAATTAGATTTCTAAAGTGAATGAGTGCATTCAAACAATTCAACTCAAAGGATGTCATAGTTACACCCTTTAAAACTAACAAAAGTTTTACTTTCATTGGAGCTCATCAATTTACGGGCTCTAATGTAGGGATAGATAGATTTATAGGGAGAAATACTCCCCCTACAGATCAAATTACATCCGAAACGGTTACTGGGCAAATATCTTCAATCCCTGAAAGATTAGTATATGATTCTATTAAACATCTTTACTATTCAAATTTTTTATTAGATGCTTCTGGGAGTAATGTTAATACCGCTTCGTTTAATAATGATGGTACTATAACAGGCCCCCCCACTACAACAAATTATTATAATTATCTATCCTCTGATCTAGTACCTAGAAGAGAATTTCCAACTCAATCTGATGCACTTATAGGTGTAATTTCTATACCTTCAAAATTGTTTGGTGAATATATTAAACCTGGTACTTTTTCGTATGAAGAAGAAGGAACATTAATTACTGATGATGGGGAAGGTAATTTATTTGATTCTTTAGGTAATCAATTAGGAAATATTATATATGAACATGGAATTGCTATTGTAACAGTTGAGAATACAGGTTCATATGAATCATTATATGGCCAGGCAATTTATGGCACTGATTTGTATGGGGATAGTGGTGGTTTTCCAAGTTTCTTAACTAGTTCTGATGTTACATGTTCATTTGAAAGTACTTTGACACTTAATGAAGCACAATACTCAGTTAGAATAAGGGAAAATGAATTTCAATATTCTTTAAATCCTACTTTAATTACGGGAAGTAATATTAATTCTAATACTTATTATGATTTTGCTACAGGCTCTTATTTTACTCCGTATATTACAACAGTAGGAATGTATAATGATAATTATGATTTATTAGCAGTTGCTAAACTGGCTAAACCTCTCCCCGTATCTCAATTTACAGATACAACAATAATGGTTAACTTAGATATGTTTTAATGAATTGGACTTATGAAGGGAATGAAATAATAGATATTTCACAATTTCCCGAAAATACATTTGGTTTTATTTATGAGGTAACTCATACACCCACAGGTAAGAAGTATATTGGTAAAAAACAATTATTTTTTAATAAAAAACTCCCCCCACTTAAGGGCTATAAAAGATGGAGAAAAGTAGTTAAAGAAGGTAATTGGA